TATAGCGTCATCACAGAAAGGAGGGAGTTATGGACTACGCGATGGATTTTTCGACAGCATTGGCGAGACTGAAGGACGGGGGCCGGGTGTCGAGGAGAGGGTGGAACGGGAAGGACATGTTTATCTTCCTGGTGCCAGGCAGCCGGATCACCGTCGCCGAGGGGAGGCCGCTCGTGGCCGCATTCCAGCCCGGGGAAACAGTCGACTACCGGGCACACATCGACATGAAGACCGCACAGGGCGACGTCGTCCCCTGGGTGGCTTCTCAGACCGACTTGTTGGCGGAAGATTACTATGTTGTTGAGTGAGGGCGGGCTCATAAGGGTGTCCGTAGATACCCGCCATATAAAGTGGTACGAGCGAAAGGGGTACGAAGTCCCCAAAACAAAGGTCCAACTGTGGGCCAATATTAACGGCAAGAGGGTGAAAAATGGAATTGAATACAGGGTAGTACGAGGCACAGAGATACTGGTCAAACCGGAAGACCTACCCCCAGAATCAAACCAGTACGTGTCCTATAGGTGCGAAACTTGCGGCGAAGTATTCAAGACCCAATGGAAGGTGTACAGAAAAAAGATGAGCAAGAATTGCAAAGCTTGCGCCGCAAAAAAAGGCTTCAAGGGAGGTTGCCATTCTTATTGGGTGGAAAAACTGATAAACAACAACCCCGATGCCGCTTGTGACATCAGCGGAGAGCGTGACAAGCGATTTTTGGTCCTCCACCACTTGTTGAGCAGAAGCCTGGGAGGGGAAGACACGGAAGACAATTATGTGGTTTTGTCAGCCAACTACCATATGGCGTTCCATGTCTCCAACGGGGGGACAACCGCACCGTGCCGTCCTGAGCATTACCATGCGTTCAAGGAGAAGGAGCGGTCATTGTTGGCAGAAGACTGGGTCGAGGCGGACTAGCGAGACGCTGTTCAGAAAAAGGCCATCCTTCCGGGGGTGGCTTTTTTTTATTTTGTCCCTTGACTTATGCAATAAAACATCTAAGATGCTATACATCAACAACGGAGGAGGTGGTGAGATGGGAAGGCCGAGTAGGGCAGAAGAGGCGACAAAGATGACGTTATATCTGCCGAACGATTTACACCGGAAGCTGAAGGTCAAGGCCGCCGAGGGCGGAGTGACCATGAGTGCGATAATCGAGGCATACGTCCGGCAATATGTGGAACCACCCGTGGGCAAGGGGAAGAAATGAGAGAACTCCTGTACAGGTTCCCGGACAGCGTCATCGAGCAGCTGGAAGAGGAGGCAAAGGAAAATGGACTTGACGCCTGAACGCAAGAAAATCATAGACGCTATGGAATACAGGGAATTGCTAAGCAGGTGGCGGTTCGCCCCGTCTGGAGACGTGTGGTTCCAAGGCGAGACTGGAGAATATTGGGGGAAAAGGATGGCGGAGTTGCGCTCACAGCCTGGCGGAAACAAGAGGCATGTAGCCGCGAGCAAGTCTATAGGGTGGTAGCATTCTGCCCTTGACAATAACATCTGAGGTGGTATGATGTGTCTATCCATCCCTCCCCTGGTGGACAACCATTCAGCTCTCCTCGTCGCGCAACAGAAAAACCCCGTCAGTCAACAGCTGGTGGGGTTTTTCTGTTTTAAGGCCCTGAAAACGCATTTTGTGGGTTGACATTCGAACATATGGCAGCTAAGATGTCATATCATAACGATTTGAATTAACCCGCGACCATCGGGAGCCGGTGTTGAATGTCTGGTTATCGTGCGTCGCTGAACGGAGATGATATGTCAACAACTGCATGGATAGTAATTGGATGCGTCATTGCCACGTTAGCGATTCTGGCTGGGCGGCAGGGCGAAGCCAGAATCCATAACGAAATGAGACTGAAAATATTGGGAGCAGAACTGGCTCTCAAAAAAGAAGAGAACAAGCGGTTCGAGATTATGAAAGAGGCAATTTCGGAAGCACGGAACGCACGATAACGACAAGGGTAACCGGACGCCGGGCAGTTTCGGCGTTCCGCGTTGACCCGCTGGTTAGCCGATTTTATTGGAGGTTTTATGGTGAGAGATTTGAGAAACGAGGGATGGGGGCCGGAAGATTGCTACCCTGGCGGGGAATATGAAGCAGAGCAACGGCGGAACAAAATAGCATGGTGGAAACGGATAGCCGCGAAAACAGGGTGGCCGCAAACCGGCATATACCTCGTGATGCGAGATTCTGATTTTGACGCAGGCGAAGATGACATGATTCTGAAACACGAAACAGGGGTAGAGATACCGTTCCGCATCGATGACGGAGAGTCAACGGAATATATCTCAATGTTTTTCGAAGAGGTTTTTCCGAAGGCAACTGTGATAGGAGACAATGGCAATGGATGAAAAGGAATATTTTGATACCGACGGCAACAAAAGGTCGTTGAACTGGATGACGCGCAATGAGCCGGAGTGGGCTGCGAACGTGATCAGGACACTGAAAGACAAAAACACGGATCTAAAAAACCTGCTCGGAACTCTGGTCGAGTTGATGGAGCGCTCCGACATGGAAGAATTTGGCGAAGACTGCCAGCCAGTGACGAACGGGGAATGGTTCCCGGCTATCGAGAGGGCGAAGGCTGCCAAGCGGGAGGCTTTGGGCTTTGAACATCCGTGAGGCTGCCCTTTCGGTGATAACGTCGAAGCGGATGGGCGTCAGCCTGACGGTCAGAAAAGAAAGCGACCAGACTTTCTCAGTTAGGTTTGTGGCCGAAAATCTGGCCATAATCGTGCCTGACGAGATAGGCGACAGAAACCTACCGTATATAGTGACATACCTGTCAGACCAAAGGCTGGCTGGTGACGACTGGTATACGGTAAAACAGGGAGGAGGAGACTGATGGAATTATTTCCGGGGTTCGACGTAAAAGAGTTAGACATTAAAAAAGCTCATAAAATGGCCTCTAAGGTAGTGGAGACTACCATCAAAGAACAGCGGAAGCACGAGACAAGGGAGGTGGTGAACATGCTTTTCTTGATGTGCCTCACTATCTCGATAGGATACTCCGTTTATTCCAACAATTGGCTGGCCCTGGCCTTGTCTTTGGCCGCTTCAGCCATGTCACTGGAAAAACAGCGAGCGATTATATCGTTCAAGGCTTTATTGATGGAGAGGCTTTCTAACGCCAAAGCGACACAGGTGGGTATAGCCGCTGTTATGCGCGTCGAGGAAACCTGCAACAGCGGCGAAACCGCCGTTGACACCAAAGATGTTGCGTGATACAACCTCTGTGCGGCATAAATTCACGCAAAGAGAAAGAGAGGATGGTATGGCTAAGAAGAATGCAGCACCGAGCACTGCGGCGGCTGTGGGCAGGACGCTGGGGGATATCGCTCTCCTGAAGGAAACCATCGCCACAGACGTGGAAAAGGCGCTGAATGGCAACAAGACCGCCGCTACCAGGGCCAGAGTTGCACTGTCTGCGCTCAGGGACGTATGCACTGACGCCAGGAAGGCTCTCCTGCCCTACATCGCAAAGAGGGGTTAGGATGTCGAAGTGCCGCTACGACCACATACTGGTCGCCGTAGAGGCTCTCAAGAAGTATGCAGACTCGTGTGCCGACCGCAGTGATACCCTCGGGATCCTGAAGGCGGCGCACGAGGCACTGCATGCCCTTGAAGTCATGGAAAAGAAGCTCGTGAACAACGCCGGGCGCACTCCGGGCAAAGCTATCAAGTCGGCCATCGCGGAATACGACGCGAAAAGGGCTGCGCTTACGGAGGCGACGTCGAGCGCCGGGGCGTTTTTGAGAGATAACAGGGAATATGTGGATGCCGTCCTGACAGCGTCCCTCGCCCTGCAAGAGATGAGAACCATTAGCGCAGAGCTTGCGTCCATAGGAAAGCGGCTGGACAAACGCAAGTCAGACCTGTCGCAGCCGCTGTAAACCAGTTTGCCCGCAGGGACCACACTATATTTGTGCAAAAAAAATCCAAAAAGGGTTTGGTCAGCCAAAAGGAGAATGGTCCTCCAACCTGCGGGCTTTTTTGATCCATAAGGAGCCGTAAAAATGGCATCGCTAAATAGAGTACAGCTGATCGGAAGGCTTGGAAGAGACCCAGAGTTGCGCTTTACGAGTGATGGGACAGCAATAGCCAACCTGTCGGTTGCGACATCCGAGCGCTACAAAGATAAAAGCGGAGAATGGATCGACCGCGCAGAGTGGCACAAGATCGTTATGTACGCCCGCCTGGCAGAGATTGCCGGTGAATACCTCGTAAAGGGCAGCCTGGTGTATCTGGAAGGCAGACTCCAGACCAGGAAGTGGAAAGACAAGGAGGGCGTCGAGAAGTACAACACTGAGATTGTAGCCGACAGGCTACAAATGCTTGGAGAGAGAGCGACAAGGGATGAAGGCGGAGGAGCGTCAGGTCAGCAAACCACGCAAGCACCGCATCCCGATGACGACATCCCATTCTAGGAGGGAAAATGGCTAAATATCACCGATGTTCGCGTGAAGCCCCTGGATTCATCCATGGGGTGGTTTAGAATCATATCCTCCACAAGGCGGAGATCCGGTTCCTTCCGGGCCGCCTGAAATTCGGTGGAGCGAAAAACTCGGCCCCATTTCCAAGCATGGTAGTGGTGTACAGGGGCAGGAAGGGATAATCATGTTACTGAAGTGGAAAAGGCTTCATAGGGACGCACAGATTCCACAGTATGCCCACGAAGGAGACGCGGGCTTCGATCTCAGGTCGGTCGATTCTCACTGCATATGGCCATCGGAGACTGTTGTTGTGAAAACCGGCCTGGCATGCGAGATTCCGGCTGGCTTTGAGATGCAGATCCGAGGGCGGTCCGGGATCAGCGCCAAGACTTCGCTAGTATGCAAAATAGGGACTGTCGATTCCGGGTATCGCGGCGAGATCGGCGTCATCCTCATGAATTGCGGAGAGGACATGATCAGGCTTTCAGCCGGATTGCGGGTGGCGCAGGGTATTGTCGCCCCTGTGGCCAGGTGCGAAATGGAGGAGGTCGACGAGCTTTCCGAGACGGCCAGGAACGGCGGAGGATTCGGTTCCACTGGCGCTGCATAACGTCTCGCTTGACATCTTGGGTGGCACATGGTACCAACTAGAAGCAAGGTATTTTACCTTTATGCTGTTTTCTCAGTGAGGATCGGCAGTTTTGCTGGCGGAGTTATGTGCGAGGGGCAGACCATAGTGAAAGCCCCTCCGTATCTCTACAAGAAGTGGGTAGGAAAAAACATCGTCGACTTAGCCAGGTACTGCAAGGCCAGGAAGGGTTCGGTGGCGATGGTATGAATGCGACAGATCTGCTGGCACAATGGGCGCGGCAATGCTCGGGGGAGTTGGCGCTGCACATAGACGGCATGATCGTTGACGGGCTACGAAGCGGTCTCTGGGGAGGGGCTATGAACACTTTATTTGTGTCGAACGAGACGTTTGAGGCGTGGGGTAAGGACTGGTGGGACATGCTGAGGGTCACCATGCGCATGTCGGGTATGAACCCTGATGCCAGCTTCAGCAGTTCTGTCGACGATTCTGTCGGCGGGGTGGTGTACATCCAGGAGGAAGGCGTCGAGTCTATGGACAGGTTTGTTCTTGAAGTGGACGGAACGCTGGTCGGATCTAAAGACAACCTTCTGGCAACACTCAAGGCGGCGGGCTTCGACCCGCAAAACTATATCGAGCACCTTCGGAACCCGGCCAATGGGAACGCACTTTTTTTACAGAACAAGACGACTCGGTTCCGGTCATATGCGCCGGGAGTTTTCGCGGATAAAATGCTGGGAAATCTGTACAAGTCCTCATTCTTTTCGGGGGTAGTAAAAGGTGGTCCATGATCTCTGACGATAAGAAAGCGAGGATGGCGGCACCGAAGTCAAGGAAAAACGTCATCCTCACCCCTACCGAAGCTCAGTATGTCGAAAACCGCATGAACGGCCTGCCTCCCCGGCAGGCCATAGCGGAGACCGACTACAATATCCCGCACAACGGTCGCAGTATGGCCATGGCCACGGCCCGCCGGATCGAAGAGAAGCTGGCTGGCAACCCGGCCATGATCAAGGCCATCGAAGAGTCCAACATCACCAGGCAGCGTATCGCCGGGAAGCTCTCAGACCTTCTGGACGCCCAGAATATCACCTTCGGCACCGAAGGTAAGGTCATGGCCCGCCCGGACAATACCACCCAGCTTAAAGCCCTTGAGATGGCCGTCAAGATTTTTGACGGCTTTCCCGTTAAGCAGGTGGAGGTCAAGTCATTCAATTACGAAACCTCCATCCAGATCCTGGCTGACATTCAAAGCAACCCCGACCTGATAAAGAAGCTGATGCACATCGCTCGGGTGCCCATCCCTGCGGAAGCGGTGGTGGAGGGTGACGATGAGTAGCCTCGACAACCTTACCCAGGCGCAGGCTGCGTACCTCCTCCAGCAGTTAATGTTTGAGGACTTCCTGAAGTACGCTCCTGCCGTCCTCAAGGTCCAGACCACCAGGGGGCGGATCGTCCCGTTCACCCTCAATAGACCGCAGATGATTCTGCATACCATTATCGAGAGGTACATCAAGCCTTATAGGCCCGTCAGGATCATCGGGCTGAAAAGCCGTCGTATGGGCTTCAGTACCTACTTCTCAGGGCGCTATTATTGGAAGACCAGCAGGAAGCCCAACCGGTATGCCGCCCAGATCACCCACGAGCCGGAGGCTACGGACGCCCTGTTCAAGATGTCCAAGCGCTTCTACGACTTCTCCCCACCGGAACACAAGCCGGAAACCAAGTACAACAACACCAGACTATTGGAATTCAACACCAAAGACGGCCAGGGGTTAAACTCTGGCTTTCGTGTTGCCACAGCAGGGAAGGAGGACTTCGGGTCCGGCCAGCTTATCCACTACTGCCACCTGTGTATGGCACCTGACACCCCGGTTCTTATCGCTGATGGCCGAGAGAAGATGGTGTGTGATGTGCAGGTTGGCGACACGGTAGTTACTCATCATGGCAATACTGGCAAAGTTGTAGCTGTGTCCAAGACGCAATCTCACGAACTGCCCGATAACGGGGCAATGGTTGTAGTTCACCCTTGGCTCGGTTCACCTATCCACGTTACCCCACAACATAAGGTATGGACCAATATGGGGTGGGTTCAGGCTGGCGATTTAGATCCCCATTGGCACATGGTGTCGATGCCGATTAGGGAGATCACCCACGGTACAAAGTCGTTACCAATTTCGGGGCGCAAAAGCAAGTACGGACCAGCATACAAAGGCCCGACTGAGTTTGCCTTGAACGAGGAAACCGGGTTCGCGATTGGGTACTATCTGGCCGAGGGCTGCCTTTCCAGGACCGTTGGTGGTGCAGATACTTACCACAGGATCATATTTACATTACACCAAGATGAGGACGCTTTTGCAAAACGAGCTTGTGACGCTTTAGCCCCTTTTTGTAAGTCTCCAGCTAAAATCAAGGACAGGCCGAATACGCAGACCAAAAACTACACAGTAGACAGTGGCGTGCTCGCGAACTTTATTGGTGACAATTTTGGCCGGGTTGACGAAAAGCGAATACCGGATTGGGTTTTTGATTGCGGTGAAGATTTTTGTAGGGGGCTTGTGTTTGGATACCTTGCGGGAGACGGGTCTAAAGGTATCGGCGGCACCCACCAGAACTATGAAAGCAATTCGCTTTCAGCAACGAGTATTCGAGAATCCGTCACATACCAGGTGCGTGATCTTGTCGCGGCCCTTGGCTACGGATGGGGAAATGTTAAGAGTAGACCAGGAGGAATTTTCTATGGACGTAATTGCCGAGCTGCGTGGACAGTGCACTTCAATGGCGAATGTGGTCGCAAACTAAGGGAAGGCATTGGGATACCGTTTGCTGAGTCGTCTGAGCACACCTTGTCCGGGCAACGATACCGCATGGACTTCCAGAACAAGAAGGTCTGGATCAAGATCAAGAAGATTACCAAGTCGCATTGTGATGAAGTTTACGACCTTGCCATTGACCACGATGATCACAGTTTTCGCACCCCTCATTTTGCTGTCAGTAACTCCGAGGTCTCCAAGTGGGAGTCTGGAAACATCGAGTCTCTCCTCACCTCTATCCTTCAGTGCGTCCCGGACGACCCAGAAAGTGAGGTCGCCTTTGAGTCCACCGCTAAAGGTATGGGGGGCGTGTTCTACGACCGTTTCTGGGGTGCCAGGTACCGTATCTTCGTTAAGTCCATCAGCCCGGCTGGGAACCCGGTGATCGAACAGACGGTCAATGAAGACGCTCCTCCTGACAACAACTATACGTCAATCTTTCTCCCGTGGTTCGTCTTCGAAGAATATCAGATGCAGCTACCTCCAGGCTTCGTCCTGACTACCGAAGAGGCAACCATCAAGCGCAAGCACGGGCTTACCGACGAGCAGATGTACTGGCGGCGCTACACTATCGCCAACAAGTGTGACGGAAAGGTCGAGATCTTCCAGCAGGAATATCCGGCTTGCATTGTGGGCACCGCCAGAGTTGGTACCGCCAAGGGGATGCTCCGGCTTGCGGATCTCGGGGCGCATGTCGGAACCGAGACAGAGTTCGGCACAATAAAAGCCTTCTATCCCAAGGGGAAGAAACCTGTCTATCGGCTGAGAACCAGCTTGGGATACGAAATAGTCGGCACCCTCGATCATCCGGTTTCTACTGAGGACGGCTTTGTCGATCTCGGAGACTGCTTAGGTAAAAACGTAGTCCTTGCGGCTCCCAGCCTCGCCTCTGATTACTGTACGGTTCCTCTCGATCTATTCCCGTTTGTGAACGCTTCGGTGACTATCGACGAAGATTTCGCTAGGTTTATTGGTTATTTTATGGGGGACGGGAGTTACTGCGACGACACGTTGAGCATTGTTTGCGACAACAAGGATCAAGATGTTGTGGCAGACGTCACATATCTAGTAGAAAAATATTTCGGGACACCAGGAATTAGGGCTGTGGGCAGCGAGAAGGGCGGAGTTGAAATCCGTCTCAGTAGACGCAACCTACGAGAACTATTTTCACAACTTGGCCTAATAAGGAGGGACAGGGGCGGAAATGTCAAGCGCAAGGTCTGCGTTCCAGGCTTCATATGGGAGAGTCCGAGGAGTGTTATCAGAGAGTTTTTGAGGGGGCTGTTTGAGGCTGATGGGTTTGCTGACTATCAGCAAGCTAGGGTCGTACTGTTTTGCAAGGAAGAGGGCTTCTTGCAAGAAATACAACTGCTTATGCTTGCGCTTGGAGTGCCTTGCAAATACAGTGAGTCCCAACGAAAGAACGGCAAGGGGTTTGAGTATATTGCTAGGGAGCTGGTTCTTCGTGCGGAAGAATGCAAACTGTTTGTTGAGCATATTGGTTTCGTGTCATCCAGAAAATCACACAGGATCCTCGGATATCTCAACAACCCGCTACGTGCCAAGTACAGCCGGAAGGATCGCGTTCTCGGCGCTTGCGGAGTAGATGAAGTGGTCTCAATCACACCAGCCGGGGAAGAGGAGGTGTACGACATTACGGTAGAGGGGGTACCGCACTTCTCTGCCAACGGGATAGTGGTTCATAACTGCCCCCAGGAGGCGTTTATCGGGTCGGGCCGCCCCGTCTTCGATGTGGTGAAGCTGGCCGCGCTCCGGGAGACGCTCCCGAAGCCCATTGCCAGGTACGACCTTATCACCACTACCGGTCAGTGGGTAGCCAGGCCGGACGGCAGGCTCAGGGTGTGGGAGGAGCCTTCGGTGCGGAAGGCATACATTATCGGGGCGGACGTCGCGGAGGGTCTAAAAGAGGGCGACTTCTCCGTAGCGGATGTCATCGACCACCGGACGGGTAAACAAGTCGCCCAGTGGCATGGCAAGATGTCGGCAATGGACTTCTCCAAGGTGCTTATTGCGCTTGGGCAGCGGTATAATGAGGCGTTTATAGCCTGCGAACGGAACAACCACGGATATACCGTCAACGAGGCGCTGGGAAACAGCAGTTATCCCAACAGCCGGATCTACACGGAGCCTCGCCCCGAATTCCCCCACAAGTCCAGGAAGAGGCTGGGGTGGGTAACGTCGAACGCTACCAGGCCCATGATGATAGACAACCTGATGCAGGAGGTCAACGAGGACTCCCACGGGATTGTCTGCATGGAGACTATCGACGAGATGATGACGTTCTCCATCCAGGACAACGGGAGAATGGAGGCCGACGTCGGCAGGAAGGACGACCGGGTGATGTCGTATGCCATCGCCAAAAAAGTGCGTCAGAAGGTGCCGCTACCGGCATTCAACCAGAACCCTCATTTTAAGAAACTTGACACAACTGGTAGGACGGAAAGGAAGGTGGACAGAAAGGCATGGATGTGAACCAGAACAAAGGCGCACTGAAAGAGGATGTCAAGAGGAAAATACTTGACACCTTAGTTGCCGCCGGTATAATCAGCCACGATCACAGCGGACAGGTCACCGTGTCTTTTGATAACGGGCACCTCCGCTATATCGAGTTGAGAAAAACAATTAAATAGCGAACGCGGACCACTTTAACCCGGCCTCCCTCCTCCTGGGCCGGACCACTGAAACCCGCATAGATTGGGCATCCCCTCCAGGCCCAGTTTATGCGGGTTTCGCTTTTTTGGAGACGAAATGGTAGGTACACAGCCAGCACCCGGTTTTGGCGTCACGAACTTCGGGCTTATCAAAGTTCGGAACAACGATGCCATTAACGCAGAGCAGGCGGCAAACTACGCCAAGACGCAAGAACAGTCTCCCGTGGTCATGGATCTCGCCGCGTATATCAACACCTGTTGGGCTAAGGCCAAAGAGGCCAAGATCCCGATAGAAGAGCAGATGATGAAGAACCTCCGGCAGCGGAACGGAGTCTACGAGCCTGACAAGTTGCAGGCCATCCGCAACCAGAAAGGCCCGGAGATATACGTTCTTCTCACCGCAACCAAGTGCCGTACCGCAGAGAGCTGGATCAACGACGTCCTTGCCTCCATCAAGGACCGCCCCTTTGTAGCAGAGCCTACAGCCCTCCCCGACCTCACTCCCGACCTTATGGCGACAATTCGCGACGAAGTGTTCGCCGTCATGGGTGAAGTCCTCCGCCAGGCTGACGAACTCGGCCAGATGGTGAATATGAACGACCTCAAGGACGAAATGCGTATCTACGCATCAGAGCGCCGTGACGTGGCGCTGAAGAGCGTCCAAGCGGAAGCGAGGCGCAGGGCCGACCGGATGGAGTTGAAGATCGTCGACCAGATGCAGGAGGGTGGGTGGACCGACGCCTGGGCTGGCGTGGTGAGCGACTTTGTGACCAGCAAGGCAGCCATCCTCAAGGGACCGGTCATTAGGCGCAAGAAAGTCAAAGCCTGGCAGCAGGTGGGCCAGGGATGGGAAATGGCAACGCAGGACGCCTTTGTCGTCGAGTTTGAGCGGGTCAGCCCGCTCGACCTGTATCCAGCCCCCGACTCAAGGGGTGTTGATGACGGATATCTGATAGAGCGCCATCACCTCACCCGCCGGTCTCTTCAGAGCATGATCGGGGTGCCGGGGTATTCAGAGCAGAATATCCGTATGGCCCTCGCTGACTATGGGCAGACCGGCAGAAAGGAAGCCCTTTCCGTCGACTCTGAGCGGGCCGAGATAGAGTTTGGCCGCGCCGAGGCCATGTCGCTTGGCGAGAAGATAGAGGCGATCGAGTTCTGGGGTTCGGTCCAAGGCAGGATGCTTATCGACTGGGGCATGACCGGCCAGATCGACGCAGACATGGATTACGAAATTACAGCCTGGGTTGTCGGGAATTACGTCATCCGCGCAATCCTGAACCCAGACAAGCTGGGCAAGAAGCCATACTCGGTAGACTCCTTTGAGCGGATCCCCGGTTCGTTCTGGGGCCGTGGTGTGCCGGAGTTGATGTCTGACATCCAGGATATCTGCAACGCCATCGCACGGGCCATTGTCTATAACGCTTCCATCGCCTCTGGTCCACAGGTGGAGATAGACATGCGTCGGGTCAAGGGCGACAACGAGGAGATCTACCCCTGGAAGATCTGGCCCTCCGACAACGACGGCCTCATAGAGCAGCCCGCCATTCAGTTCTGGCAGCCGCAGATTATTACCGGGCCGCTGATGCAGGTATACGAATTCTTCTCCGCGATGTCCGAAGACCAGACCGGAATTCCACGGTGGGCTTACGGTAACGCGGATATCAGCGGTGCTGGCTCCACCTCTTCAGGCTTGTCGATGTTGATGACCAGCGCTTCTCGTAACATCAAAGAAGCCATCTCCCACCTCGACAAGATGATAGCAGGCGTCATCGAGCGCACCTACGACTACAACATGCAGTACGACCCGGACCCGGACATCAAGGGCGACTGCCGTATCGTGGCGAGAGGATCCTCCTCACTCCTGGCGAAAGAACAGAAGGTCATCCGTAGGAACGAATTCCTGGCGATGACCGGGTCCAACCCTGTGGATATCGAGCTTATCGGCCTGAAGAACCGGGCGAAGCTCTTGATGCAGCAGGCCAAGGAACTGGACATGGAGCTTGAGGACAACAACGACCTCAAGGCCAAGATAGATGCCATCGCCCAGCAGATTCAGCAGCAGGTCGTAGCCCAACAGGCCGCCCTGATGACCGGTGGCGCAAAGGGAAGAGCGCCCGGAGAGAACCCAAAGACCCTAGACAACGCGGGTAACCCGGCTGGCGGGACTGACGCGAACGCTTTCCAGAACCAGCCCGGCAGGCCGTCCCATAATCCTGCCGGTATGCAGTAAAAAGAAAGGGATCCAATGGCGGTCATAGACCTGAGTATACAGACGGCGCTTGACAACCTGAAGCGTAGCGACTTCATGAGGTATCTGGACGTCTTGGAACAGCAGGTCACGAGCGAGTGGGAAAACGCCTCCGCAGACCGGCAGGCCAACCTGGCCCAGGGTCAGAAAAAGTTGATCTCCCGCATCAGGAGAGACATCGCCAACGCAGAGCAGGAAATAGCCAGGTATTCGGCTGCACCGGCAAATCGCGTCGGCGTCTACTGAAACATCTAAGATGTCACTAAATCGAAACTGACCGGGACACCACACCAGTGGACCCGGCGCTTAATAGCCAAGCGTAACGCTGGCGGAAAGAGGTAGCTGATGCAGGACGGACAAGGGGTTATGGACCCCATTAAAAGAGCGGAAATGGAAATCGAGGCACTGGAACAGGCTCACAAGCAAGAGCTTGAGGCTATGGGTGTGGCTCCTGCGCCAGCCCCTGAGGGTGGAGAGACTCCGCCACAGGACGGCCAGCCCACAGACCAGAAGCAAGCAGCCGAGCAGCCCGGCCAGCCCGCGCCAGACACACCCATTACCGAAGGAACTCAGGATCCGCAGCCTACGCCCGCACCGGCAGAAGACCCCAATAGCGAAACCTACAAGCAGCGCTGGTTGAGCCTCCAGGGGATGTACCGGTCGGAAGTGAACAAGCTGAAGGGAGAGATCGCTCGGCTCACGCAGATGGTTGAGCAGGCAAAGGCTAAACCGCAACCGTCGTCGCAGCCCGACACTGCTAGCGATGGCTTCGGGACTCCTGGGGAAGAAGGTTTCCGGTCAGGGCTGGTCACCGATGCCATGCGTAACAGCCGGGCGTACAAGGCGATGGCGGACAAGTACGGTTCCGAATATGCGGAACTCCATTACGAGGGCATAGCGGAAGCAGCCCAAGCCAATCTGGCACCGGTCCAGGAGCAGGTGTCTCGTGTCCAGCAGTTAACACAAGAGCAGCAGGCGGCAGAAACGACGCGCCTCCTGACTACCCAGGTGCCCGAATGGCAGCAACTAAACGTTGACCCAGAATTCATCAGGTGGACCCAGAGCAACGTGGCTCCGTTTTCGGGCGGCAGGACTTACAACGAAGTCCTGAACGAGTCGTACTACGGAGGCGACGTGATGGGCTGCGCCGATGTCTTTAACGCATTCCTCAAGCTCCAGCAGACTGCTGCGGCTCAACCCTCATCTCAACCGCAGGCCCAGGTTCAGGCACCAAGTCCGAGCCATCTCGTAGCTCCGCAGGGGGCAAGCGCCCCTACCACAACCCAGCAACCGGCACAAAAGCCCGCGCCTGTCGTCAACGACAAGTACATCGAGTCCTTCTATAGGGACGTCGAGCGGGGGCTTTACAACGGTAGGGAAGCAGAAATGCGGCAGATCGAGATTGACATCTACAAGGCGCTGAACGGGGCAGCGTAGTTTTTATAGGAGAACACCATGGCTTTCGTGGCTAATTCCGTCGGTTATCCGGCATACACCAGTTCCAGCGCATCACGGTACACCCCTGTACTGTATGCGAAGAAACTGCTTGTGAAGTTTTACAACAAGACCGTTCTTGGAGAGATCGCCCAGCGTGACTACGAGGGGCAGATTTCCGGTATGGGTGACAAGATCTACATCCGGACTCGCCCGGACATCTCCGTGTCCACCTACACCAAGAACATGGACCTCAACGCGGCCCGTCAGTTCGTCGAGCCTTCCGCTGTCGAACTGTCCATCGACTACGCGAAATTCTACAGCGTGGGTCTGGACGCCATCGACGAGAAGCAGTTCGATATCGACGCGCTCGACCAGTGGGCTACTGATGCCTCCGAGTCGCTCGGCGTGTCCATCGACTCCCACGTCATCAACGCGATGTACGCTTCCGTCTCCGCCTACAATACCGGGGCCACTGCCGGTAAGGTCTCTGGCGGATACGCTCTCGGTACCTCCGGGGCTGCCGTTACGCTGAACAAGTCCAACATTCTGGACTACATCAGCTACGCATCCAGCGTTCTGTCCGAGCAGAACGTACCCAAGGACGGCCAGCGGTGGATGATTATGCCGGAAATCTTCCTGTCCAGGATCAACACCTCCGATCTCCGGGCTGCGCTGTTTACCGGTGACTCCAGCAACCAGAACCTCCGCAATGGTCGTGTGGGTGAGATTGCCGGATTCAAAATCTACGGCAGCAACAGCATCTTGGCCGCCACCGGCAGCACCTATCCGATCGTCTTCGGTCACAAGTGCGCCCTCACCTTCGCCACCCAGTTGGTGAAGAACCGTACCATCGAGCTTCAAAACACCTTCGGTCGTGCTCTTGAGGGTCTGCAAGTCTACGGTTTCTCCGTGGTGAAGCCTGAAGCAATGGGCGTCATCTACGCAACCGCTGGCTAACGGCTGAGGTTTGCACCGGCTCGCTTTTGGCCGGTGCAAACCTTGGTTATCTTACGAAAGGATTATCAAATGCAACTTACAGAGAGACAGGAACAAATCATGAGGGCGGCACGTATCGGCTACGATCGCAAGATGTTGATGGCCGAACTCGAAGACACCAAGGAGCGGGTAGAAAAGTGGAAGGCTTGGTATGATTCCGCTTCCGAAGACGCGAAGAGGTGGCGGCGAGATGCACAAGAGTTGCAAGGCGTGTTAAACGAAATAAAGTCTGAACTGCAAAGCCGGAACATCCATCTGCTGTCAAAGCATTGCTGGTGCAGTCCCGAGGGGCCGTTCGTGGCTGCAAAAAGGAACAGTCGCAGAGTAAGATAACCAACCTTAACCAGCCCCCTCACTGGGGCTGTGTACTACTATAGGAGATCGTTTTATGGCTACCTATCCTTCCACTACTACGGCTTATGATTCTGGGTCCGCAGTTCCCCAGGTCAGCGCCAAGAAAGTGTTTGTCATCGACAGGACTTTCGACCTGAACGCCCTGCTTTCCACCGCTATCGCCAACGCCGACATCATCAATTTCTTCCAGCTTCCGGCGAACACCATGATCTTGGGCAGCGCCTTCCAGGTAAAGACCGCAGGGACCAAAGACGCCACGACCTTCACCCTCCAGTTGCGTTTCGGGACCACCGCCATCGGTGCTGCCCTCGACATGACAACTGACGAAGGGATCGCGGTGGGCGGGGCCACTACTTACGCCCTGCCGATTACCGTTGGCACCTCTGCCGTCTACTGCAACGCAGTGGCAGTGGTCTCCGGCGGCAATGCTGCCACCACCAAAAACCCCCAGGTCCGAGTCCAGCTTATCTGCTGCGACATGGATTAAGAAAACGGCCAGGTAACAGCCGGGGCTGGTAACCCAACCCCGGCTTTCCCGAAAAGGAGTCAATAATGTTTGTTAATCTCGACGCGAAAAAAATCACTGGTGAAGACATCACCCTGACCGGCGATGCCACTATCGGTGACGACCTCACTGTAACCGATGACGCTTCTGTCGGCGGTGATCTGGCAGTGACCGGCGCGGCTTCTGTCGGGGGCGCACTGACCATTACCGGGTCGTCCGGGACGCTCATCAAGGACGGCAGCGGGAACATCCTGCTTGCTACCGGGACTACGGTACCCACCGACGGCACCGCTGGTTACGCCAAGAGTTGTCTTTTTATCGACACCGATGTCGATACCGGCACAGGCGCTCTGTATCTCAACAAGGGCACGACCGCTGCCTGCGCCTTCACCCTCGTGACCCAGGCGTAATAGCACAGAAAGGAGCCGATTGTGGCTGATTGGATTATCAACGAAGACACGGGACTCATCTTCCCTGCGAACATTTACAACAAGGACGCGAAAGGATGCCGCCGCTATAACCCGACAGCGGCTGAAATCGTAGCAGGAAAGGCTTTACGAGGTGCGGACGAACCAATCTTCCCCTCGGCACCCTCCGCTGTCCAGGCCCCTGCTCCAGTGGCACAGGAGACAGCGGAGGTGGAAGTGCCGAAAGCGCCGGAAGAGCCACCCCAGGAGATGGACCCTGAGATGGTGAAGGCAATCGAGCGCATGGCTGCGATACGTGAAGTCGTAGCAGGGATCGCTCCCGAGTTCTACGCGAAGCCAGCCGGTGGCCGTCCGGCGATGCCGAAGGTTGAGGCAGTATCGTCCTTGACCGGCTTCAAGGTTTCCGTCGAGGAGATCCTTGACGCCATGAAGGGCTTGAGGCTCATTCCATGACCGTTGGCGATCTGCTGCAAAGCATAATGCCGCGTGTTGAGGCCATGCCGCCAGGGATGACCCTGGTGGACTGCGTCAACGTGATCACCGGAATTATCACCAAGCGTCTGGTGGAGAATGATTCCGACCTCGTGAAGGCTCACCACCAGTTTACATATGCGGCTTCAGACCAGACCGAAGCACTGCCAGAGAGGTTCTTGGGGATATCCGAGAGGCCGTATGTAACAACCACCAAAGCCAGGTTGGACCCGCTGCCGAAAGACATGCGGGCCGACCTGGCTACGGCTGGTACGCCGATGTATTTTGAGGTCAGGGGTGCGAATATGGTCGTGTATCCTCCACCTTCGGCTTCCACGACCGTTGAGCTTGAGTTCTACCAGAAGCCCGCAGCAGCCACAGACATTACTAGCACCATTCCGTTCAGCGGGACTTTCGACGACCTGTATATGGAAGCGGTTCTGAGGATAGGATCCGCAGGGTCTATTATCACAGAGGATCCCACCTTCATCAAGTTCGTGAAGCGGCAGATTGACAACGTCCTGAGCATAAGGACCGGGCGCAGAGTGGCGTTCAGAGAGTGGGTGTAACCATGGCGACATTGGTATCGAGCATTATCACGAAGGCCGCCAGGGAGATGAACGACGAGGACATGGTCCGGTGGACTGAAGCCGAATGGGTAAGTTGGGTAGAGAGCGGAGAGCGGGAAATCGTGACGCTCAGACCTGATGCCCTGACCGAAATCGTCAACATAACCCTGGTGGCAGGGACAAAGCAGCGGGCTACAGGCATAAAGGTCATGGACGTGGTCCGTAATATGGGCACGGATGGCACCACTCCCGGAACAGCCATACGGGCATGCAAGAGGGAGATGCTCGACCTGCTGTACCCAGGGTGGCACACGGCAGCGGCTAATACCGTTGTCCAGTTCTCGACCATCAACGAGCCTGACGGCCAGGTGTTCTATGTCTTTCCTCCCCAGCCGTCGTCAGGGAACCAAATAGTCGAGATCGCCCAGTCCAAGTGCCCCTCACCCATTGCCGCCCCCGCTCGTGCCCAGGTCATCTCTCTCGACGACCTGTACGAGCCAGCCCTCGTGGACTACTGCCTGTACCGGGCGAACATGAAAGAGGCCGAAGAGAGCGGCGTTACCTCCCAGAGAGCAATCGCCCACTACCAGTCGTTCCTGAACGCTATCGGCGTAAGGTCTCAGGGAGAAGAGCGGAACAAGGAACGACCGACAGGACAGCCGGGGCCGAGATGATTATAAAACTTGAAGGCTTCATGGGTATAGCGCCCGCTATCGACCCGAAGCTCCTCCCGGAGCGGGCCGGTCAAACCGCCTCTAACTGTCTCCTCCACTCAGGGGCACTGCGTCCCATCAAGTCATCCACCTTTGTAAGCTCTACGGTGAAGGCCGGAGCGAAGTCCATCTTCAGGTATCTCGGTCAATACTGGTTCTCGTTCACTACGGATGCAAGCGTGGTGATGGGTCCGGTGGACGACGATACCAACAGAAGGGTCTACTGGACCGGGGACGGCGGCGCTCCGAAGATGTCTATATCTTCGCTCCAGACTGGACCGGCCTACCCCACCAGTTCGTACCTCCTCGGACTCCCCGCCCCGGCGTCAGCCCCGACGGCCACTGTCGACGGTACGGCAGACCCGGACCCACCTACGACCGGGACCGAAGAAAGCCGGGCCTATGTCTACACCTACGTGTCTGCGTATGGCGAAGAGGGTCCACCCAGCCCACCTTCTAACATAGTTACCTGGGGACCGGGCCAGCATGTAGACCTGACGAGCCTGAGCGTAGCCCCAGCGGGGAGCTACAACGTCACCCAGAAGCGCATCTACCGGGTCAACACCGGGAGCGAGGGGAGCGAATACCAGTACGTAGGGTCTACGGCAGTGGCGAATACGAGCTTTGCCGATACCGTGGCTTCAGCCTCACTTGGCGACGCACTGATCACTACCGACTGGGACGCTCCTCCCTCAGACCTTGAGGGTCTCATTGCGCTACCGAGCGGATGTCTGGCTGGGTATGCAGGGAACAGGGTGTGCTTTTCAGAGTTGTACCAACCACACGCCTGGCCGGTCGACTATCGGATCATTCTGGACGGCACCATAAATGGTATGGCGGCCTACGGCAACACCGTACTGGTGACTACCGACAAGTCCCAGTACGTCATCACCGGGCAAGACCCGTCGAGCATGCTGAAGGAGCGCCTGGAAGAGGGCGAAACCTGTATCTCCACGCAGGGCATGGTGGATATGGGCTACTCAGTGGTGTACCCGTCCTCTCGCGGCCTGGTGTTCGCTGGCCCGCAGAATGTGTCGCTGATTACCGGGAAGCTCATCTCCCAGTCGGAATGGGCGAACTTTACTCCTGCGTCATTTCGTGCATACCTATGGGAGGGAAAGTGGCTGGGATTCTGGTATACCTCCTCCAGCGTCAAGGGTGGGCTGATATTCGACCCGGCCACCGGGGACATCACCACCACCACCAGCTACGCTACGGCGGGGTGGTATGACCACTCCAACGGCAAGACTTATCTTGTCATCAACGGCGAGATCACCGAGTGGAACACGGGAAGCTCGTACCTCACCTACACCTGGAAATCCAAGAAGTTTCTGGTAGAGAGGCCCACCAATTTCGGGGTGTGCCAAGTCTTTGCCGACTCTTATTCTGCGCTGACCATTAAGGTCTACGCCGACGGAGTTTTGAAGCACACCCAGGCCGTGACGAGCGAAGAGCCTTTCCGGCTCCCGTCAGGCTTCAGGGCCAGGGTTTGGGAGGTCGAAATCACCGGGAC